ATCTACTGACCTTAAATAAATCATCATTAGCAGAATACACTTTATTAAATATAGCTTCAGTGTCTCCAAGAGAAGAAAATGTCTTTTCATCAAATAGCAGCTTCTGATATTGAGCTGCTTTTATCTGCTTCTCTTTCATTCTTTCAGCTAGTTCGCGATATTTTTTCAATCGTTTTTTCTCTTGTGCTTGTCCTTCTGTTTCATAAACGCCAAATAGTTTTCCACGAAAGCTGAAAGCATCAGATAAACCAGTAACAACACTAAAATCATTAGATGAATAAGCAGCTGCAAATTCCCCAAGACCAGTTCCAAAACCTTTGATTAATGCCGCTATTGGTCTAAATGCTAAATCAATACCTCTAGCAATTGTTAAAATTACAGTTAATGCATCAGCTACTCCATTTAAATTTTCAGTGTCTATACTTCCTAACCATTTGCTCATGTCATTCATTATTTTAGTAAATACACCATTCTTTTCCATCTTCATAAATGTCTTAATAAGCTTGTTTTCAAACTCGGCATTTAAAATACTCAATCTACCACGGAAAGTATTCATTTGAGCTTCAGCTTGGCGCATAGCATCCTTGCCATTGCCAATTTCTTTTGTCCATCTTTTCAATAATGGAACATTTGCTCTCAATGTAACAATCGTGTTTAAAGTCTCTAACCCAAACTTTTTAATCACTACAGTATTATTTAGATTTAAATCTTTTATGTTTTCTAAAGCTTTTATAAATCCGACTTGTGATGGCGCAAACCTGCCACCTAGTCTTTCCATTTTTGCAATCGTGCCTCTTAGTCCAGTTCCAGCTTCAGCAGCTTTCAATTCATTTTTTGCCAACACTTGAATTGCTGCGTTTAATTCACCAAATCCAACTCCCATTTTTGCTGCAATACTACCGACGTTTTTCAACGCCATAGCTGTATCACCAATTTCACTAGCACCAATCTTTTGACCAACTGCTAATATCTCCGTGAATTTAGCAGCCTTATCAGCTCCAGCTCCATATTGGTTTAACGCTCCTATTGAAGCTTTTACAGCTTCTGGAACTGTTATACCGGCAGCTTTTGACAATAATATAGCACTATTTGTAACTTTTATTAAATCTTCAGGAACGTCTAACAGTTCTGATTTTTTCGAAGCAATATCTTTTATCGCAACTCCAATTTCAGCGGCGGAAATCCCCCATTTCTTAGACAAGTCCAATGCACTGTCACCAAAAAACTTTAACTTTTCACCAGTCGCTTCAGTGATAGCTTCAATCCCAGCAACGGAATCTTGAAAATCCGCTCCAACATCGATGAATTTTTTAATACCAACAAATCCAAGAACACCAGCGGCCATATTCCGTAATGAGTTGTTGAAAGCCCTGCCAGTGCTTTTCATAACACGTCCAGTTTTTTCAACTTTTTTATTAAGCTTGTCGAATTTATCAGTTGCTTTAGCAACTTTATCACCAATTTTTTTGGTGACATTGGTAATTCTATCTACACCAATAAATGTATAAGAAGCTTTAAAACCCATTATGCTACTCTCTAGTTTTTTGAATTTTTGAGCTTGTTTCGAAAATCAAAACAAGCTCATCCAATGGCAAATCTCTTAATTCATTATATCCAAGTCCACCATTGGAATTAATGCATAAAGTCACAATTGATTCTATCAATTTTGATTCATCTTCTGCAATGCTGAAGCAAGAATAAAATTTACTAGGTATTCTCCTGCAATTGTTTGAAAATCATCAATGGACAATTTTTCCATTAATGGATCTGTAGCCACCACCTCGCCATCAAAAAATAAAACACCTTTTTTAAATAATTTTCTAATAGCTGAAATTACTTCTGTGATATCAATATCAGATGAATACATCATTTGCATAACATCTTCCGCTGTCAGATCATCTTCATTGGTTTCTTTCTTTTCAGCTTTTTCTTTACCATCACTAAATGACCTTGCAGCTCTAAAAAAACATTGTTTTAATATAGAGCATTCATTAATATGCCGTGAAGTTGGTGGTCTTATGATTACCATTTTTGCTTTTTCAGTTTCTCCTTTTGATGCATATTCAACTTCAGTTGTTAAATTTATACTTTTTTCTTCTAACATTTTATTACCCTGCGAATTATATTGTTAAACTGCTGGACTAGATTTGAATTCAATTTCAAAATCCGTATCACTTCCTAAATTAATTTCATAATCATTTAGGATTGCAGCTTGATTAAAAGTCCTTGTAATTGTTTTTCCATCTGGAGTTTTACCTGTTATGGTAACGCTGTTCTGATTTCGATTGGATTTCCAATCTCTAGCGTCTTCTATTTTCTGAATAGTATTATGTAGACTAAACTTAACCATAGAGAAATTAGTTTCAACATTATTTGAATAAATTTGTTCTACGGAACCACCACCAGCAGAAGCCGCTCTCATATTTTGTTCACCTTTACCTTCGGTAAAAGCAACAGAATTTGGAACGATTGCAACTGGATCATTATTAACAGTGACTGATGCGTCAGCTAGTGCTATGCTCATTTTAAAATCCTCTTAAATAAAAATAATATAAATCAATTATCCAGTAGTACTGAATGCAATTTGCATAGTAGCAATAATAGTTCTTAATTGAGTTACTAGTGGAACTTTCATTTGAATAGTAGCTTGACCAACATCAAGATCCAAAGTTACTACCAAATTTTGTTTAAAGAATTTTAATGCATCTTCACCAGCCTGCAATAAAACAAAATCAGCACCAGATAAATCAGAATACAGTCCAGTACAAACTGCTGCTATCAATTCAGCATTCGCCATTTCCCTACCAGCAATTAAATCACCTTCAGTCAAACGAGATTGAGCAAAACGCGACTTTAAATTGTTAAAGAAATATTCACGCGCACCACTAGCAGTATCAACATAGTTCATGAATTTAAAACTAACATCTGGATTGCTTGCCGGATCAGTTTTATAGGTAGTAACAGCTTCACCCATCAAAACACCAGTTTTGGAAATATTATTCCCAAGAACCATAATCCCACTATCAAAAAGATTTTCAATTTCAGTTTTTGAAAAACCTTCACCAGTATCGATTGTTGGCAAAAGCGCAAGAGGCGTATTAAAATAAGGTTTTGATGCTAATGCAGCTCCACCAAAACTATCAAGCGCTCCAGCTCTAGAAATAACATACTGAGAAATTGAAGCTCCATCAGTAAGTCTTAATGATCTTATAGCTGCAATTTGTGATGAAACAGCGTATGGAATTTCAAGAATTGCTGGAGCGATTTTTACACTTTGCGTTACATCAACAGTTTCGACAACATCACCAATAACAACTAAACTTTTGGAGTTCAATGCGTTTCCAGCTGTTATGAGATTCGAATAAGTATCTACAAAAGTTGTTATGGCTATTCCATCTAATACATCATTATCAATGTTAAAACGATCATCGAGAAAATCAACAACTTCTGAAACATCATCAACATAGGGCCAAACTATAGTTTGATATCGATTTCCAATAACTGGATCTAAAACCGCAATTAAGGATGGATCATTTGCACCAACAACTGGATTAACCAAACCGACATCCAAACCAGCACATCCATCAATTACAGCTTTCACTCCGATTGAATTTGCAATTTCGCCACCATTTTTAGCTTCTATCTCAACAACACCAAGTGATGGAGTTGCTGAAAATGGACAATCTATTAAATTGATTGCTCCAGAAACTTTTGCCGCGACTTCAGTGGTTGTATCCCCTGCTAAAATACTAGATTCTATGGTATATTTTCTTTCACTTCCAAGAACGACTTGAACAGTTCCAGCAACAGTAAAAGCTCCAGTAAATGATATATCCAATGTTTTTTGCACTGCGGTCACATTATCATCCAAAGGAATTGCATCAAATTGCACTAATTCATTGATCTCCCTTGCTTGTAGGATCATTTCAGCAATCATTGATCCAGCTCCAAACAATGCATTTATATCAGATTTACTATTACCAATATTTTCTATTAAAGTCCGTTCGGTGGCTGAACCAGCTGCCAGCATTTGTCCAACAAACAAAACCTTTTGAGGAGTGTTTGATACATCAGCATTTGCTGCGATTATGTTTACCGTAACATTAGGTTGTGAAATAATAGTCATTTTTAAATCTCCGATTTATTACTAATTTGATGCAATATCTTAAACTTCAGTTTTAGAAATTTCTTCAATATCATTTGTTTGTTTTGCTTTTTTCTCACTTGGTTTTTCTGTTGGAGTTAATTCAACTACTTCACAACAATTATCCGTGATGGAATCTCTCAAACGCCTTCTCCAAAATCTTGATAATGGAACGCCTTTTTTATCAGTTTGAATATCAAAATTGGAACCTCTCAATTCCTTGATAAGCCCAGGGGAATTAACTTTTACTTCAATGAAAGTCAACTCTTCACCGTTTACTTTTCTATTTTTCATTACAATGCCTCTTCATCTAAATCAATATTATTTGATAAAATTTCACTATCTGTTGTCATTAAATCAGTAGACATATTCAATGAAATATCTCTAAATGCAACTTCACCTTCTGGATCACTAACAATATCGCCAAAAGTTAAATCTGCAACTGTCTGGAAATTAAAAGTATGAATGTAAATAGCATTATTATAATTTTGGACTCCATGACTATCAAAAACAGTTTTATAATATGCACCTTGCGCAAGTCCGCTTTCGAATTTTACGCCAACGATAGATTTAAAAATAAAAGCAGCTATGTCCTCAAAATCATCCCTTATATTTCTAGCGGAAAGCTCATCACCAACACTAACAAAACAGTGGATTGAAAAAGGTTGAATCAATTGCTGTTTCCAATCAGTTCCAGAATTTTGTACAGCAATTGCATCACTATTTATATTTCTATCTTTACTAGCAGTTACACTACCCAAAACAACGAACATCCATAAATCTTCTAATTCCTGCTTCGTATAGCTGTCTACTGCACGTTGTAAGGTGGCTGAACCAGATATTCTAAATCCTACAGAGGCGACACCAGTCCCGCTAGAGGCGCTAGGAATCGCTATATCTAAGGCATAAGTAAACGTTTTAACAGTTGGCACACTAACAACCGTTTTCAAACCAGTATATCTATCTTTTCCTATGTCTAATCCTAAAATCGTACCAGTTCCAGTTGTTGCACCAGAATCAGTAGTTTGTAATGTGAAATTTCTTCTATTGGTGACAGACAAAAGAGTGAAAGTTCCGTTGAATTCAGCTTCGTTTGCGTCAGCTATTTCCACATTTTCTTGATATCCTTCAGTCAAATCATGGTCTGTTGCAGTTTCACAAAATAAAATATCATCAACTCTAGTCAAAGTCGATATCACAACTGGAGTTTTTATTTCAGTGATATTAACCAAATCACCAATAGATAATCCATGGTTAGTTGTTGTTGCTCCAGTTGCAACTAATCCAACACTTGTAACAGAACTTAAAACAGCATCCACTGTGAACTTATCAGTGTACTGAGGTATCTTAGAATACAATTGTAAAATTACATCACTAGCTTTCAAGATCTAACGCCTTTTTAATTCCACTGTCTAAATAATTTCTAACTTTTGCAGCACTCGCTTTTACTGCATTTAAAACTCCTGGTCTTGGCTCCATTGTTTCAGTTCCATCTTCTAAATAACCTGCATATTCAGCCTGATTTCCAAATTCTAATTCATGAGGACTATTAAAAACATAATTGAAACTATCGAAATAATCACCATCATCTAAAGCTGGTGATTGACCAGCTTTAGAAGCTATATGAACTACTCCACCTTTTCTAAGATATTCTCTTCCATGCTTTGGTTCATTCAATGCTTGATTTTCGCCAGTCTTTACTAAGTTTGCGCCTAGCTCTTGAAATCCACTATGCAATGCAGCTTTGACATCTTTTGACAAATGACCAATTTTAATAAGACTTTTTCTTGTCTTGTTATTTGATCTAATTGTGAATCCATTTCCGCTCATGCTTTTGATGCTTCTTTGCTTGTTGAACCAAGCTCAACTAAATTAACTTTGTAAATTCCATTCAGCTCGCCAATGTTTTCAATAGAAATTATTTTAAACCTTCTATTGTTGTACAAAATAAAATATTCTGAAGTAACTCCACTTACATATTCAAAATACCCTTCATGTGTTTTTGCTTGTTCTATACCAACTGAATCAAAAGTTGTTTTTCCATTGTCATCAGTATCAAAAGCTAAAATAATATCTTGAACTTTTGTAAACGTTTCATCAAAATCCGTAGTGTTGAGAGTTGGATTTTTTATAGCTCTTGTTTGTAATTCTGCTGCCTGTCCCCATAATTCAATAAGTTCAATAGAACCATCGATAACATCCTGCCAATCACTTACATTAGATGTAACCATTACGCCCTTACCAAATAAGTTAAATTACTACTCACGGAACTCTCTATATATGGTCTTAATCCATCATAGCTAGGGAAATCATTCAAATCAATTTCTTTGCCTGCCATGTCCTTCGGCGAAAAGAACTCCTTTTCCAACGATCCAATTTTTTGCTTTTTAATATTGGATTGTAAGTTTGTTGAAAATATCTTTTGTTGATCAAAATCTAAAATTTCAATGCAACGTCTAGCAAGATATTCAAGTACAAAAATTGGAATCTCATCATCCAATATTGAAACTCCATTTTGATATAAAGTCCCACTTCTAGGCCAAGTCATATTATAAGGTGATACAATTGAACTATTTGTTGCGCCTTCAAAAGCAAAAGAATTTAAATCTTTTGTTGCAGCCAATGAAATATTTTCTTTTGTGATATCACTATCTGAATCTTCCCAACTACTGACATCAATAAATCCTTTCAGCTTTCTGATTTCAGCAGTTGCTTCATCAACAGTTGCAAAATAACTGTTATAAGTTGCGCTTGTATATACGCTATCTAATGACATTATGTTGGATCTCCACAAGCTTTCAATACTTCGAATTCATAAGGAACTGAATCCCAATGATGTGGTGGTGATTCAGTTGTTTTATCATAGCTTAAACAAATGGTCCAAGTTTTTCCATCTTGATCTAAAAAGCCTGTTTCTGTAGGATATTCCACGTATTCATTAGCAGTCAATTCTCCAAGATCTTCATCCGTGACATCTACAGTTCCAACAACAACTCCATTCGATGCTTTTGTTTTTGTCACAACAGATAAATCAGGTTTTATAAATGTTAGAGTCAATTCAGTATTATCAACCAAACTTCTTCCAGCATTAGCCCGAATTATTCTGCCAGTTTCGCCCACTGTTAACGGTTTTGTGCTCATAGTCTCAAATCTTGTTTAGTTAAAACTATTTCATTTCCTTTTATGTAAACTCTAACGCCATCAAGCTCACCAACTAACGCACTATCAAAACCCTTATTTTTTCCAATTTTCATAGCGCGTCTTTGAAATAGTTTTGTTTCACCATCTGGAAGTATTATCAAAGTATTAATTGAGTTAACAGCTTTTCTAACACCATCACAATCCATAGATAGTTCATAATTCAAAGGATCTTCATGAAAAACTGTTTGAGAAACTGGTAATTTATCCATGATCAACTCTCATCATAAGAAAAAGTTAAAGTTTCATCTGATGTCACACCTTGATTTGCAGTATCAACAACTTCTTCCATCGTTTGCAAGTAATCACCAATGTCCCCTGTACCAGAAAAGGGACCGGTATTGATTGCGTCCATATCAATAGGGGATCCAATAGTTGCAGTGAATAAATCAGTATATCCAGCGGCACTAGCCGGAGCGCTTGGAGTAGAATATGATCCAGCAGTTTTATACCAACCTAAAACACCAGTTCCCCATCCATTAGCTCCATCCATGTAAGCAAGTAGATTTTCAATTTGAGTATCTGGAGCAACTGTTACTGATAATATCAACCATTTGTCAAAACTAAAATCAGATCCAGAAACTGGAATTACCATCGGATCATTAGCATCAACAGTTGCGTTATCAGCATTTTTGTATCTGATTGTAGCACTAGTTTTATCAGTTGGAATTTCACCAGCACCATTTTTTTCATGAATTTGTACAATAGCAACCATTTTAAACCTCGTTTATCTCAACGTTAAATCCAATAGTGTCATTTATCTTTGAATAAAATCCCTTTGTATTATTTATGTTAGTTTCAAATCCTTTCGTTGCTGGTGGAACAGCTAGGAAATTAACTAACACACTATTTAATGAAGCTCCATTAGTAATTACTTTCTTCAGTACTCCATTTAATCCAACTTCTTTAATTGCTCTTTTTGCTAAAAAACTATTTAATGAAGCTTCTCTAATTACAGTTTTTTGCAATACTGAATTTAAAGATACTTCTCTAATTACAGTTTTTTGCAATACTGAATTTAAAGAAACTTCTGAAGAATCTGTTTTCTTTAGTACGCTATTCAGTAAAGCTGTTCTAATAAAATTCTTTTGTAATAATCCATTTAAGGATGCTTGAGTAGTTAATGTTTTTTGCAATACTGAATTTAAACTAGATTCAGTAGTTATCGTTTTCTTTAATACTGAATTAAGAAAAACTACTTCAATAAGACCAGATGCAACTAGAAAACTATTTAATGCCGCTCCAGTAGTTAATGTTTTCTTTAATACTGAATTAAGAGAAACTACTTCAGTTAATGTTTTCTTCAGTACTGAATTTAAAGAAGCTTCTAAAGAGTCAGTTTTTTGTAATACGCTATTTAATGATACCGCTTCTGTTAAAGTTTTCTTTAATACTGAATTTAAAGAGCTTGTTACTGTTAATGTTCCAGCTTCAACTAAAACACTATTTAACGATGCTCCAACAGTTATCTTTTTTTGCAATACTGAATTTAAAGATGTTTCTTCAGTTCCGGTAACTGGCAATGCAGGTCTTGGAAAACCTCCTAATCCTAATCGCGAAATAGCCATGCTGACCTCTTAGACTATAACCCATGCATCACCGGCTTCTGGTGCAATACCTCCTGGTAACGCTGATACAGTAATTTCACCCGTTGAACCATTGTAATCTAAAATTGTACGTCTTTGACCAGCTGCGATTCCATCACCAATAATAAACAATGCTCCGATAACCATATCATTATCCGTGAGTGCGAGGTCAGTTTGGATCACTGTAGTTGTTGGAGTTCCTTCGCAAATCCCAATAAACATTGCTTCCGTGGAACCTTGTAAATTATCAGCAGAAGTTGCACTTCCAGAAATAGCTCCAACATTACCATCCATTCTGCCACCAACTAAAGCGGCTGGAGTTCTAGTTGATAAATCATCAACAACTGTTTTTACATTTAAAATATCAGTAGAAACATCAGTATCAGATGGAGTTCCCAATTGCGCTAGCAATAACGCTGAAGATTGTGTTTCTGAATAATTCACTTCGTTTACTAAAGTTATTCCAGTTGCATTATTTGTTAAATCTATGCTTCCACCCAATGTTACTTCTGTAAGAGCTGCGCAATTTGCATTTATGGTCAAACCACCAATTCCATTCATTGCAAAACGAGCTCCTAAACTAGAATTTTGAAGCTCTATCCTATCACCACGCCAATCCAATAATTTAAAAATTGGAGCGCCTCCATCACAATCAATTATTGGTATATTACTAGAAACTTGAGCGCCTTCTCCAAATATATAACTTCCAGAGGCGGCGGTTGTTGTAAAAGTACCAAAAAATCCAATTCCCTGACCATTACTAGGTGGAAGAGTAACGCTGCCAAAACCGCAAGTGAAAAATGTTGGTGGCTCTGTTCCACCAGTTCCAATACCTGTAATTTGTGCGGCTCTTGTAAAACTTGATCCCTCTATGTTTTGAGTATTTAAATCAACAGTGTAATTATCGCCTATAAATGTCCTAAATGTAGAAACTGATGGAAGTACGATATCAGATCCAGATGCAATATTAAATGTTACAATTGCATTTGCCAATGCAGGATCAGCAGCTAAATCATAAGCATCAGATAATGATCCACAAGGATTATCAGCAGTTCCATCAGTATATGGTATCGAACTAGTATTACTGCTATTTGTGTCTACATGGATTCCATCTGCATATACACCAATAGCACGCCTGTTTAACATTGCTGATTGATCAATTTCTACAGCACCACCGGAATCATCAACAACAATTTCAAATATTCCGCGAATTTTTACTGCTCCACCAGTGCCATCAATTGTTATAATCCCACCTTCACCCTGGATACTAACTACATCACCAGCTTCAACATTAACAACATTTACGCCACCATCCCATCCTTTAATATTTACGTTAGAAGCTCCAGTTCCAATCCCTAAATCAAAAGTTGGTGCGCTTTCACCAGCAACTAGAGAAAAACAATTAATTATATCTAAATTACCAGCTGATCCAAGTGTCAGTGTTCCTTCAAAACCAGACTTTCCATTTATTCTACAAGGCGGAACTGTTACGGCTCCAAAAGAACAACATTCAAATCTAGGTGGAGCGGCACCAGTGCAAGAACCAGTTACATCAGCTCCACAAATAGATGAGCCAGAAATACTTTGTGATCCAAGATTTAATTCCCAATTTGCACCTTTGAATAATTGATTTGTTTGCGATACTGAAAATGCAATACTTGATCCTGGAGCAACTTCTACAATTGAAAGACCTAATGAAGCAAGCAAAGTATTTGTATCAGCAATACTATTTGATTGTGCTAAATCAGTTCCGTTTTCATGATCTACAGTTCCAGATGATCCATTAATTCCATCATACCAAACCTTTCCATTATAAATCCCATTATCTTGGAGTGTTCTAATTCTACGTCCTAGTGAATTTGTAATATTATGGTTTCCAGAAGTTAGCACTTCATCCATCAAACGCATCAAAGCCGCAACTGTGAATTGTTGAGTTCCAGAAACATCTGGATTGTCTTGTGTTAAATCACCAAGCAAAGATCCAGTGAAAGGTTGTGATGCTAAAGCTGCACTCATCAACTCACCTAAACGATAAGTTGCCAACCTTGCATAAGCATCTCCAGTTTGTGGAGTATTTCCAGTATACGTTGTTAACGCACTAACTAAATCCACAACAGAAACGGATCCAGAATCGGTAGTTATAGCTCCATTGCTAACTATATCAGTTGCAACTACGGTAGATAAAGGTGTTAACGTGCAACTTCCTATAAAACCTGAAGGATTCTGTGAATCAACAGCAAGTGTACAAAATACAGAAAAAACATCATCAGCAGCAAAACCATTTCCAACAGTTGCAGCAACAGCAACTTCATAGCAACCAGCTGGATAACTTGCATGAGTTAAAAGTGATGGTGATCCACTAAGCAAAGGAGCTGCACTTGCTGATTCTCCAGCTTCCCTAACATCGAATAATGCAGTCGCACCATCATTACCAGATCCACTAGTATTATTTGCGGCAAACCAAAAGTAAACTGTATCACCTAAAGCTGAATGTTGGTGTCCACTCATAATATCGTCCCATTAAATAAATCAGCACCAAGATTTGGACCTTGCAATTGATTTATAATTGTATCGCCAGAAGGTGGAGCTTCTTCAGTTGTATCTTCATAAATAAAACTATTTACTATTTGATACCTAGCTTCAGTTTCTTCAAAGCCTTGACCTTCAAAAAATATATACCTAGCCATTATGCAGCCGCCGCATTAACATTGATTGATACATAAATTGGATCTGATGTAGTATCAACACCGCAATTAATTAGAAGTGATGGAACACTGTCGCTAGCACCAGCTCCTTCGGTTGTATCGACAGATATTTTATATTCATTCCAACCAACTAAATCAACACCGTTATCTTCCCAAATACTAGAACCAGAATCATCATCATATGGAGTTCCGTCAGCTATAAGATTTAATTCCCTGCTAGTTCTAAATATAGGAATTTTTAAATCAGTACCGTCCCTATGATTTACTTCTGCCCAAAATTCAGTATCAGTCAATGCCATCGTCTCAACAGCCATATGCATTTCAATATGATCCGTGGTAGCTGCGCTTAATGGTAAAAACTTAGTTGGTAATTTAAATATTAATGGTATCCAAGGTGTACAATCAGAAGTTGAATCAATTCTAAATGATATAGTTTTTCCACCATCAAAAGTAACATCGCTATTTGTTCTAATTACACTCGCATCATCAACAGAAGTAACAGTTCCATTAAAAGTTTCTTGATAAAACTGCCATCGTGAATGCGCGTTATCTTCAGAACAACCTACAGCTAATAATCTTTGTGACCAATTTAAAAATCCTTCTTCAATCCATCCAGTTAAATCTGCCCCAATAACACAATTATACATTTGAACATCTAGTCTATCATCTGATGATTCGTTTCCACCAACACCACCAATAATGTATCCTTCAAAAGTTGACATGTCACAACCAACAAACAATCCCATAAATCCTGTATCACCACCACCTTGATAAAATAAATCTTGAGTAACGCCAGTTGTAGTTATAAAATCAGTATAAAAACACTCAATGCTAGTTCCATCAGTTGCTTCAAAAAGACCAAGCGTAGTTCCTACGCTCATGGTAACTGTTGAGTTAATTAATCTTAAAACTCCAGCTACCGCTACAGCTGCAAATCTTGAACCATTATTATTCAAGACAATGTTACAATCATATAATAGAATTCCAACATTGTTGCCAGCCATAGCAAAGTTATCACCACAAACAAAAGTTATACCAGAAAAAGATTTTTTAAATGTTCCATCATTTGTAAAATCAGCTGAAGTTCCTGTTATAGTTTCTTTGGCTCCAAATTTGTAATCTTCCATTGCGCCATCATCAACAGACATAACAACTACGTTTTCCGTATAATTAATATCAGCAGCTCTGGTATAATCATGTACGTCAGAAACCAAAATCATATCATCATGATCAGGAGCCGGAGATGCATTCATAGCATCTTCTATAGATTCATAATAATTACTAGTTGCTCCCAATGTTGACCAATCACCAGTAGGTTTAGAGGATTCTATTCCGCCTCCAGCACTTGCAGTTCCATCATCTCTAACCATATACCAAGCCATTACTTTATACCCTCTTGAATGGCTTTATGCAGCATCAATGTTGATTCCGCATCTTTTAATTTTAACCATGTATCTTTTATTTTCTGAATTGTTTTTTCATCAGTATCAAATCGTATTGCTAAATCAGAATTTTTAAAACCAGAATCAATCATGCTTTGAACATGGTGTTTTAAATAATTAAACGCTCCATAAGGATCTTTATCAATTGCAGCCTTAACGCCAGCTTGCATCCATGCAAATTGAACTTGTATTAATGTTGCATCTTTTACGGCTGTTAACACTCCATTTCGAACAGCTTTGCCTGCATCTCTCAATACAACTTTTTTATTAATTTCTGCCTGAAACTTAGTTGCTTTCTGTTCTGCGTCTAATTGACCTTTGCAAAAAATTGGTGGCTTTCTCAATTTCCTACCATCTGAAAATAGATAATTGATGCTAGCCATCCAGCCAGCACCAACTTTATATGCAACAACTTTTTGAGAAACTATCGGCATTTTAAAATCTCAATTATTAAGATAAACATTAATAGTTAAATAACCGCCAACGATAACAGAAAAATCACCCGGTGGATTTGGTCTTGATGCTTCCGTGATTGTGAATAAATCAGACTCAATCCATTTAGATTGTGTTCCAGAATTATCAACAGCTAAAACTGCAAATTGATATTCACCTGGAGACAAGTTTTCAATCAGATAAGTATTTACTTTTCCAACATCAAAAACTTGTGCTGGTCCTTGAACTGACGTTAAACCATACGCAACAGAATAACTTTTAATTTCACTGTCCAGCAAATCACTTTCATTTTCACGGAACAACGGAGCAGTCCAAGCTAAACGAGCATTATTTTCTTGCTGCAATACTTCTAGTTCAGGCAATTCAGCAGCAAAAGCTCCTGATACAGCAATCAATAAAAACAAACCAATAGCAACAAAACTTATAACAAGTGATTTTTTCATTTCAATCCACCTTCTACAGCCTTGACAAGTTCATCATCAATTGTGTTATCAGTACGCTTTGAGATTTCTTTTAACAAAGAAATTAATACTTTTTCAAGTATCTTTTTGGTCAACATTCTTTTCAACAAGCCAACTAATATAGTTTCCATTTTCAATACCCTGTTTTAGTTTTTACAAATTAAAATTTACACTGTTACTTTTTAGCTTTTGTTTTTTCAGGCCCAGTGTTTTTTACATGAGTAGCTGCACCACCTGTTTCAATAGGAGTTTCCACTTCAACAACTGGCTTTGGTTTTGTAGTAGACCAGCCGAGTTTTTTCATTTTTGCAAGCTGACTATCATAAACAAAAGATTCTTTTTCGCCTTTATATATAGGTGTAGTTTTCATATTCATAACTCCAAAATTAATGTTTCAAAAAGGGAGGGTTTTCACACCCTCCAACACAGGGTAAACAGTTATTGATTATTGATTGCCAATCAACATTGATTTCCTAGGATCAACAGCTTTCGCACCACAAAGCAAATCAAAAGACCAATAAGTCTTTTTAGACAGGATATCATAAGCTTCAGTTACTCGAACACTCATGCCTTCAGCAGTTGCAACGCCAGAAGCGGCACCAGCAGCAGGATCAAGAGGTGGAGCAGCAAAACCATATGCACCAGGATTAAAATAAATCCCTTCATAAGTAGCGGAAGTCCCATCACTGATAACAGTAATTGCAGCACCATCAAGACCAGCCAAATTTTCATTGATTTGTTCAACCAAAGGAATTGCAGTTGCAGTTGCGGCAGTTTCAGTAGCAACTGTATACGCACGTTTTGCACCAGCTATTTGGATTTTATCGCCAACTAGGAAAGTATCAGTAGTTGAATCAACTACCAAAGTACTTGAACCTTGAAGATTGCTTGTAGACAATGCACTATCAAGAGTAGTCGCGCCATCACCAGCAGTTCGAGTTACATTAGGGAAATTCACTGTTGAAAACCAATCAACTCCCATCAAGAAACCCATGCTAGCATTACGCAATGCGTCCGCTCCATCTTCACCACGTGTATCAAACTTTGTAAAAGCATCTTGACCTAACAACACCGCTTCCAAATCCTCATTAACTAATCCAATTCGATTAATTTTTGAAATTTGCTGAATAGTAGCAGTTTTGTTTGTTTGCGCAATAAGAGCTGCTGTCGCCAATGGAGTTGCGTGAACATAAAGACCTTGCGACTCAGTTGCTTTTGTCAGTAAATAAGTATCAATATCTTGCGCAAGTGATTGCATTGCTGGAGTGATAACTTCTTTTCGCAAGCCATCCAAATTCAATGCACGTTCACGCGCAGTGATTTCAATGGAACAATCAAAATGCTTTTCGATTGTAAGTTGTGTGGAACT